TGGAAAGCCTCGAAACAGAATATAGCGAGTATAAAAGCACTATTGTGGAGGTTAAGTCGGACCGCATTAAAGAACTGGTTCGTCTGAGGATGGAGAATCCACGTCAATTGATCGCCGAGATAGAGGAAAAGTTTCATTTTGAGTATATTGAATAAAATATTATTTCTTGTTTGCTTGCTGTGTGCGCCCACCGCCCAAGCCTCCGAGGGTAGATTCACTCTTGTGCCTCAAGCCGGGATTGTTCCATTTGAGGCAACCTGCTTCGACACGGAAGCGACAGCCAAACTACTCACATGGAAAGAATATTTAGAACAAGAACTAAATCAGAAGTGTCTTTATGAAAAAAGAAGCATGTCGCTTGATTATAAATTAGTTATCGAGAACATAGAAATAACTCTAGATGAAACCCGAGCCCGCACCCAAATAGAAATTGACACGCGAGACAAAGAACTTGAAGAACTCAGGAACATTATCAAGAAGAATAAAAAGCTGAACATCCCGGTCGTCATCGCGTCCGCCGCGGCAATTGGCTTTGGGGTTGGCTTCGGCACTTATCACATAGCGAGTAAGTGATGAAGAAGAATAGGGATCCAAATTATATTGTAAAATTAGAAAAAGCGATTTCGAAGAAGTATGGCGAGGAAGCCATACAGAACCCGAGAAAGTACTGGAACGACGAAAAAGAAGAAGACTATCAAGAGCAAATAAAAAAGATTTATGAAAAGGATTTACGAAAAGAAATCCAAAATGAGAAAATAGAAGTTGATGGCGTTTTAATATCTAAAAAACTACTTAATAAAGAACCCACGCGGAGAATCTGCCCAGTTTGCTCGGAATATTCATTTAGTATCGGAGACGATGTGTACATGAAGAAATTTGATTGTTGTTACAAGTGTTATATTCAGTGGGTTGAGAACAGAGAAGAACGATGGGAACAAGGTTGGCGCCCCAACAAAAATCAGGAGATTAAATAAATGGCAAGTGTTTTGGAAATTATAAATGGCATCTCTCAAGTTATGGCCAATACTTATGACGGCGCCACTGACGAGGACGGGGAGCCGATAAAGATTGGCCTGAAAAGAGAAGAGGGTCACCCTATTCACGATTCTCGTGTTATGGACGGATTCAAGGTAAAGATGTATCCGGGCCAGATTTGTATTCACTATCATGCTGAAGTAAAATTAAAAGACATTCATGCTAACGGCTTTGAATCTGAGATTGAAAGCATGATAGGGGACATTGCCAAATTCCTGAAGAAAGAATACAAGAAAATCACAGGATCTGCGCTTAATCTCAAGCCCGTAGGCGAGGTGAAAATCACCGCACAGAGCACCTCCAAGGTTCGTAATTGGATTGAGGCACAGCGTTACTTTGATTGTTCTGGCTTGAAAGGGCTTGATAAGATTAAAGCGCCCTCGGAAGACTCTTTGGAGGCCGGATTTAAGGACTTTCTGTCGCAGGGCGGTTGGAAAGGTGACGGGAAAGATACTAAGGGCACCTCTATTTACACCGGCAAGGGCAAAGTAAAGGCCAGAAAGGATATACATAGTCCACTCAAGGCGGAGTAATGTCCTACAAATTATCCAAAAAGGAGCAGGTAAAGGAAATAGTTAAGTGCGGCAAGGATTCTTCATATTTTATTAACAATTACGCAAGAATTTCGCACCCCCTCAAGGGACTAATACCTTTCAATACCTACTCTTATCAGGATGAGCTTTTAAGTGAATTTGATGATCATCGCTTTACGGTGATATTGAAAGCAAGGCAGCTTGGGATCTCAACGATCACGGCTGCCTACATTGTTTGGATGATGATGTTTTATCGAGATAAGAACGTCCTCGTCATCGCAACAAAATTCCAAACCGCTGCCAACCTAGTCAAGAAGGTGAAGAGCATTATGCAAAATGTTCCCCCTTGGTTAAGAATCTCAGAGATCAAGATTGATAACAGAACTTCATTCGTTTTAACTAACGGCTCAGAAGTAAAAGCAGCCTCAACGACCGGCGACGCCGGCCGCTCAGAGGCACTTTCTTTATTGGTCATTGATGAGGCCGCCCATGTCGACGGCCTAGAAGACCTATGGACCGGCTTGTATCCTACCTTGTCAACGGGTGGGCGCTGTATTGCACTATCCACTCCAAACGGCGTTGGTAACTGGTTTCATAAGACTTATATTGAGGCCGAACAGAATGTAAATGACTTCCACCCGATTATTTTGCCTTGGGGTGTACACCCTGAGAGAGATCAGGCTTGGTTTGAGAAAGAGACCCGAAATATGTCTCGCCGGCAAATCGCCCAAGAGCTTGAATGTAGTTTCAATGCTTCTGGCGAAACCGTTATACACCCAGAGGATCTAGAAAGGCTTGTCGCTGGTGTGAAACAGCCCGAATATAGAACTGGGTTTGACAGAAATCTTTGGATTTGGGAAAATTGTGACCCCGAATCAACTTATCTGTTAGTTGCAGATGTAGCCCGAGGCGATGGCGCTGATTTTTCTGTTTTTCACGTTATAAAGCTGGAAACAATGGAAATTGCGGCAGAGTATCAGGGGAAGCCAAACTTAGAGCAGTTTGCATCAGTACTAGACAGCACCGCCCGCGAATATAATAACTGTCTTTTGGTGGTCGAGAACAATAGTCTTGGAATCTCTATTTTAGAGAAGCTTATTGACAGAGACTACCCAAATTTGTATTATTCAGTCAAAGGTACACACGAGTATGTGGAAAAGATTCAAGCCGAATCAATGAATAACACGGTGCCCGGCTTTACCACTTCTTCCAAAACGCGCCCACTAATCGTTGCAAAATTAGAAGAATTCATTAGAAATAAACTAATTAATATATATTCTTCTAGAGCTATTAGCGAATTCAAAACTTTTATATGGCACAACAACAGGGCCCAAGCTATGAGATCTTATCATGATGATTTAGTAATGGCCATGGCCATCGGGTGTTGGGTTCGGGACACGGCTTTGGAAGTAGATAAGAAAGATATGGCCTATAAGAGGGCCCTCTTAGATTCTATGACTATGACTAAATCTATAATACAGACAACAATCCCCGGAATGCAGGGTCATATTGGTAATAAGAATCACGAGAAGGCATTGGAATATAAACGAGAGCATGATAAATATAGTTGGTTATATAAAGGTTAGGGAAAATGGCTGATAATAGAAGAAATCCTAGAAATAATAGATCAGAACTCTTTAAGTCTTTGACTAAACTGTTCTCTGGTCCTCTGGTGAACTATAGGAGCCAGACCGGCCGCCGTTTGCGGAGATATCAGTTGGACAAGTTTGGTTCAACTTTCAGTTCTGCCAGCGGCCAACAATTTAAGAAGTCGCACTTTAATCCATTTAAGAATATGCAAAATGGCATAATGATGTCGCACAACCGTGCGGATCGTTATGTTGACCACGACCAGATGGAATATATGCCCGAGATCGCCTCGGCCCTTGATATTTATGCCGACGAAATGACCACCTCTTCTGCTCTGCAACCGATGTTAAGGATTGAATGCTCTAACGAAGAAATAAGAGCGGTTTTAGAATCATTGTATAAGAATATTATGAATTTAGACTTCAATCTTTTTGGTTGGAGCCGTACAATGTGCAAATATGGGGATTTTTTCCTTTATTTAGACGTTGATGAGAAAACGGGGATCAAGAACGTTATTGGGTTACCAACCCACGAAGTCGAGCGCTTAGAGGGGGAAGACGAGTCCAACCCAAATTACGTCCAGTTCCAGTGGAACACTGCCGGGATGACTTTCGAAAACTGGCAGATCGGCCATTTTCGTATTCTGGGTAATGATAGATACGCACCCTATGGCACCTCTATTCTTGAACCTGCCCGCCGTATTTGGCGCCAGCTAGTTTTGCTGGAAGACGCTATGATGGCCTATCGTATTGTGCGATCACCTGAGCGCCGCGTTTTCTATGTCGATGTCGGAAGCATTCCTCCTAACGACGTAGAACAGTACATGCAAAAGGTCATGACTCAAATGAAGCGTAATTCCATTGTTGACGACGAAACCGGACGCGTCGATTTACGCTATAACCCCTTAAGTGTCGAGGAAGACTATTTCATTCCGGTCAGGGGAGACACACAATCAAGAGTAGAGTCCCTCCCGGGCGGGTCTTTCACTGGCGACATTGACGATGTTAAATATTTGAGAGATAAACTCTTTGCCGCGCTCAAGATCCCTGCTTCATATCTTTCAAGAGGCGAGGGCTCCGACGAAGACAAAACAACACTGGCTCAAAAGGATATCCGTTTCGCGAGAACAACTCAGAGACTTCAGCGTTCTATTATAAGTGAACTTGAAAAGATCGGTATTATTCATCTTCATACTCTGGGATTCCGCGGCGACGACCTTTTGAGCTTCAAGCTGTCCTTAAACAATCCGTCTAAACTGGCTGAACTACAGGAACTTGAACACTGGAGAGTTAAATTTGAAGTTGCGGCAGGCGCCACGGAAGGTTACTTCTCTCGTCGCTGGGTTGCGCAGCGCCTCTTTAATATGTCCGATGAAGAATTCTTGCGCAATCAGAGAGAGTTGTATTACGATCGTAAGTTTGACGCCGATCTGGCAGCGACAGCAGAAGCAACTGCCGAAATGGCAAGCATGGAGGCGATGGGCGGACCTCCCCCCGGGATGGACACCGGCGCGCCAACCCCAGAAGGGGGAGACGAGACCCCCGCGGACGAGGGCCTGCCACCAGAAGAAGCCCCACCGGAAGAGGGCGAAGAAGAGGTACTATTGGCAGCCCCCCCTGAGGAGGAAGCCCCTGCTAAGCGAGACGTTTGGCAAAATCCACCAAC